TGACCTTCCCCAATGCCAAGCAACACCTGAAGGCAAAGGCACAGGCTGCACAGAACCGTGCCAAACTCGCTGCGCAGGAAGCCACCAAGGCTTCGACGGAGCAGAAAGCGTGAGCGCAACCCAGCAAGCCAGGGCACGGAGGCGGCAAGCCGCTTCCGGCTTTATGAACATGGCACCGCAGGACCGTCCGCACTACAAGAAGCGTTCGAAAGAGGCAAGTGCGGCGCACCTCGCAGCCGTGATTGCCAAGGAACAACGTATCCGCATGGCAGCGAAGAGGAAGAAATGATTTTTGCTCTCTTTTTACTATGGTGTGTTGGTTCAGGCGTTGCTTGGGGTATTTTTGGCCCCACGTTGGTAAATGAAAACGGTTTTATATGGGGAGCGGGTCTTCTTGGATTAATATGTTTTAATTGTTATCTTGGGTCGTTACTATGATCCTGATTCACGGACTGACCCTGTTGTGGGTTCTGATAGGCGCATACCTCGCAGGGTGGTTGACCGGATGCGCCTACAGGGTGTGGAGGAGGAACAGGTGAGCTTCGAGAACGCACTAGGCAGTGTGGTGAGCAGGGTCCGCGCCATAGAGGCCACGATTCAGGCTATTGAGGATGACTTGGCTATCGAAAAAGCCAAATTGACCCAGGCGCTCGCGGACCTTAAACTGATTCAACAGGAATTGAGGCCAAAGGAATGACCACTGACATGAACATCGACCTGACACTGGTGAACCGCGCCCTGAAAGACCTGCAATACTGTCTCGACCAGCGCACCTCAGCCCTAGACCGTGCCATGATCGAACTACAGGAAGGCCAGTCCCGCTTCATGTCCTCGGTCTTCGACACAGTGAACACGGCGCACATGACAGTCATGGCACTGGAGAAGCGGGTTCAGCAACTTGAGGCTATTGTGCGAGGTATGTATGACACCGGAATTGCGAGGGCGTATTCAAGCGATACGACAGGCTCTAGCCTTGCCCGAGACGACGGAATCTGAGCGCATGGCCCTTGTCAAGGAAGCAATCGCACTGGTGCGTGAAGCCCGGGGAAAGGTCATCGAAAGGGTCGAAGCCAAGCGTCCTGCGAAACGTGCAGCAAAGAAGTCAGGAGATGATCTCCTTGACGATCTTCTAGGAGAGAAGAATGGCGGATAGTTACTATGAGTCGTGGGAGAAGTTCAGGGAGTTTGCAAAGCCCTATCTCTCGTCTGATGACCCGGTTGTGGCATATCAGATCGAGTCTATCTTCTTCAGGGCGTACCTGATTGCGATGGACACCACATTGCAGATTGGTGAGAAAGCCGACGAACTGGGCGCACTGGTTGAGGAACTGCACAAGGTGCGGGAGCGCCTTCACGAAGAGTTTTTGCGCCTGAGCGCATTGGAGAAAGCATGAGTACGAATCTGTTTGATGAGGACTTCAAGGAATTTGTTGAAAGCAGCAAATTGGCCGGGTACATACCCGCTGAATCCAAAGAATGTCTGCGCACCATTGCGTTTGCCTTTTGGGTAAAGGGCGCACAACGCACGATGGAATCACAGCGCAAAGGCAGCATGAAACAACTTCTTGAATCCATGCTCACCGAAGCAGTCAGCACTGAAGGAGATGCACAATGAGTACGTCCACCACAACCACTACCACAACGGCACCGACCGGCGAAGTAACTATCCAGAAGGTTGAGGAAGCCTGGGATAGGGACGTGTCCGCTGTTCATACCTTCCTGTCCAACTGGCTCTCGCATGTCGAGACCTTGGCAAAGAGCGGCGCATGGGTCGGCCTCGCCACTGCCGCTTTCACCTTTGCAAAGCACATTGTATGAGCAACGAGCCACGCTTCCCACCCGTTATCGACGCCACGATGCTGGCGGCAATGCGCTGCCCAAGGAAATTCTACCTTGCCCACGTATGTCGCTACCGGCTCGACGGCGATGAGGAATCAATCCATCTCGTCGCTGGCAAAGCCTACGCAAAGGGACTGGAGGTTGCGCGGCTCGCCTACATGAACGGTCATCATCCCGAAGAGTGCCTGGAGTTTGGCACTGAAGCCCTGATTGAGGAATATGGTGATGCACAATGCCCCGACACCGAGGCTAAATCCCTGGACCGCATGGTGGGAGCTTTGGAGTACTACCTTAGCGAGTACCCCCTGGATGATGACCCTGCCCGAATCTCAATCCTGGCCGGGGTTCCCGCAGTGGAGTGGCGATTTGCACTTCCATTACCCTTCAATAACCCTGATACTGGCTTGCCCCTTCTCTACGCAGGGCGCACAGACGCCATAATGGAATTCTGTGGAGCACGTTATGCTGAAGATGACAAGACCACGAAGTCCCTCGGGTCGAGGTGGGCAAACCAGTGGGACCTCCGATCCCAATTCATGGGGTATGCGTGGGCGGGCCGGGAGTTGGGGCTGCACCTGCAAGGGACTCTCATTCGAGGAGTATCTATCCTTAAGACCAAGTATGAGACCGCTCAGGCAATCGTCAACTCACCGGACTGGAAAATAGACGAGTGGGTTGAGCACAGGGACTATCTCCTGAGAAGGGCGCTTTCCAACTACACCCAGTCGCAGTATTGGGAACCAGCACTGGATGACACATGCAACGAATATGGTGGTTGTGCCTTCAGAAGCGTTTGTGGAATTCCACCAGAAAGACGTATCAACTGGTTGTCCACAAACTTTGTCGAATCCACCTGGAACCCATTGACAAGGTAGGTCTTGTGTTCCTTTGGATATGGTTGTTTGTAGTTCTACTATGTAATGTGAGGGTATCATGACAGTTCGCTATATTCATCTCCGGGAAAGAGACATTTTCGGCTGCCTTAGACCGACAGGGGGCGTAACCGTGGCGTACGACGTTGCCGACAATGGCACAGTTACCTACACACATTCGGAGTGTAGCTGGAAGGACCACTATTGCAAGCGCATCGGGCGTTCAGTGTCTCAAGGTCGGTTGGAGAAAGGGCACAATGTGCGCTCCTTCACCAAGGTCGATGGGGTCAATGTGGTGAAGCAGATTCTCAACTACCAGACCCAGCTAGAGAAGAAAGCTGCCTAAAGGGGTCCCCGGCAACGTGTCCGTGGCCCTCGTAGCCACTCAGGGCAACGTAACTGTGGCCACCCCAACACCCGGTGCAGTGGTAGCTGCTGCACCCTTACCCCCAGCGAGTCCGGTATGAGCGAAGACATCATCAATGGCTTTAACACTATCCTCATGGGACCTAGTGGAACAGGGAAGACACATGCAATCGGCACGCTTGTGGAAACAGGTCTTGAGGTCTTCTACATTCCCCTAGAATCTGGAGCAGAGTCTCTTGTTGGTTACTGGACGGACAAAGGTGAGACAGTTCCCACGAACCTTCATCTTCACGCTCTCCAGCAGCCACAATCCTCTTTCCTGGACATTGCGGAGGCGGCAAAGAAGACAAACAGCCTTCCTCACGACGCCGTGATGAAGATGGTTGATGCAAGAAGGACGAAGTATGACGGATACCTTAAGCTACTCACCGCTTTGCATGGATTCACTGACCAACGAACAGGTCAGGTCTTTGAGCCTGCGGACCAATGGGGCACGGATAGAGTTATCGTGCTCGATGGACTCACTGGACTTAACGATTACGCTATGCAACTCGTCATTGGAGGACGCGCAGAGCGTACACAAACTGATTGGGGAGTTGCTCAGGCATACGTCATGTCCCTTATCAAAAAACTCTGCGATGGTTGTCGCTGCCATTTTGTGCTCATTGCCCATGTGGAGCGCGAGGTTGATGTCGTTCAGGGAGGGGTCAAGCTGATGGTCAGCACGCTGGGGAAGGCAATAGCCCCCATCATCCCGGCCAAGTTCAGCGACGTGGTGCTGACCAAGAAGGATGTGAACAAGTTTACGTGGTCAACGGCGGAGGCTAACGCGGACGTAAAGAACCGGAACCTTGCCCTGGCAAGTGGTCTGCCGCCATCGTTCGGCCCCCTTTACGAGAAATGGCTTAGTCGTTCTACAGGAGCAAGAGGATGAAGACCCGAGTGCAGGAAGCAAACGACGCCATTGCTGCGGACCCTGTAGGTATGGGCGGCTACACTTCTTTCTATTGGTGGCCCAATGACCCTGAACCGTTTGTCTGTCTCGACGGAGACTACGATCTGGAAGACTTGCGCCGACTTCTGACCTACATGGAACGTATCCACGAGGACGTGTTGAAATGATCTCCCACTTCTATCTCCACATCTCAATAGGCCACTTCAATCCTATTGACGCTCGCGTTACAGGCTGGCGTGAGGTGGGGACCGAAGCAGAGACGGCCGTACACATCGAGCGGATAGTTGTCGATGGGAACATCACGAGTGAGGCATACACACAGCACCTTTTGAAGACATATCCAAGTTTCTACCGAGAGATCGAGCGCAAGCTGGGATTACCCTGTTATTCACTACGTTACACTGGAGTAGAAAAATGAGTCTCTTTAACCCGGATACCTTCCTTGACGAAGAACAGGAAGAGTTGTCAACCGAACGTACCCTTATCCCCGTAGGGGTGCATGCCGCCTTTGTGGCAGATCAAGCCGTCAAGCATGGCACAAGCGACGAGGGTGTCGATTGGGCACGCCTTGAACTGAAGTGGCAGATCACCGAGCCTGCCGTCCTTGCTGAACTGGACCGCGAAAAGGTCTTCATCACGCAGCGTATCATGCTGCGCATCGACGAGAACACCGGCAAGCTGTCCACCAAGAAGGGCGACAACTACATCCTGGGTCAGGTGCGCAAGGCACTGGGTTGCCCGAAGGGTCCGTTGAGTGATCTCGTTGGCCGTCAGGCCCTGATCGAGGTCAAGCACCGTGCCTATGAGGGCACCATGCAGGAAGACGTGAAGAGCGTAGCCGCCGCCTAAACGGTAAAGAGGGGTAGGGCCGCATGTCCCTCCTCCTGCCGGTCAAGGCAAGGCTCACCGGTCCCCTCGAAAGAGCCTTCCACCCTATTCATTGGAGAATGAACATGATCGTTGAAGCAGCGGTATATGCAATGAAGTATGAGTGGCAGGATGAACCTTCCTATCAGGTGTTTGTCGGTGCGGCCTATAACACCGAAGAACAGATCAACAAGCTGGCGGCTCAGGAGTATGTCTACATAAGCCCTATCCACCTGGAGATCGAGGAACTCACGCCTGGGCAATTCCGGGCACGGCAGGTTGCTGCGTTGCGCAAGAAGAAAGAAGCCCTGCGTGACGAGTTCACCAAGCAATCAGGCTATGTCCAGGACCGCATCGAAAACCTTCTTGCCATTGGGGACCAAAGCCATGAGGGATGACGCCATTGACGGCGTGACGCACAGACAGGAGGAGGTGCTGAGGCATGACAAGACCCTTGGGCCGTTTGTCCACTTCACACCTCCCGATGTACCGCACGATCTGTCCGTCCGCATCTTTAACATGAGCGCAACGAAAACTTACATAGTGCGCATCTACGAAGTGGTTGAGTTGACCCAGCTACCGGAGCGGAAGAAATGATTCGTCAAGCTATCTGTGCAGGACTATGTGCGGTGGCGTTGTGGTCGCATGGGGCAAGGGCTGAGTCATTCTTCCAGGCAGAGGTTGGCCTGGGTGCAGGCTTCGCCCGCGATATGGGCGATGACATTTGGGTCCAGAAAAAGGGAGGCATACCTGACAATGAAACACTACTTACCCCGGCTGTGGTGGTTGGACTTACTGGTCGTGTCTACAGCCATAGCCCTAGGGACCTACGCTACCATCTTGACTACACATACGCCGGTCAGCAAGCCGCCTCCTGCATGTGTGTGTCCGACGCAGACTACTTCTCGGGTAACTACAACGGAACCCGCTACGCCTTCAATGGGTTTGGACATGTACAGGGAATTAGCTTCACCCTGGATGTAGGCTATACCCTTTACGGGTGGCGGCTCTTTGTTGAAGGAGGTCCCTGGGTTGACTGGGTGACGTGGCATGAGTCCATCAATGGCTCTGCCGCCAACCACAAGACCACGCCCGAGTTCGGCTGGGTCTATGGTGGTGGTGTGGAGAAGGGGAACCTGTCGCTGCGCTACCGCTATTATCAGGTGCGGGAAGCATGGAACCCTAACCCCGGCCTGGTGACAGGCATCTCGATGCTGTATCTGAACTATCGTTTCTAAGGAGAAGGACATGTATGCATTAATCTTCCTGGCCATTGGCACATGGACCAACGGCACCACTGGACATCAGGTCCACGAGACAGTGCAGGTCCCTTCGGTGACTGTGTGCGCCCAACTCATCAACGCAAACCTCACCCCCATTGAAGTACATGGTGGCACTGAAGAGGGCACATGGTATCTGACCTCGGGTGAATGCAAGGTAGTGGAGGTGCAGCAATGAACGATCCCCTGTGGACAGTAGTAAAGGCCCTCATCATCAGGAACGGTGGCACCGTCACCCTTACGCACGAAGAGTATGACTATGCACAGACAGTAACTGCTGAGTCCACGGTCAATGACAAGGACCAGTTCGTCATGACCATTCGGGGGAAGGATAATGACTCCTAACATAGTGCTTTTTGATATCGACAATACACTAGCTAATTGTGATGCGCGCCTTCATTACCTGGAACGGGCTGAGATCGACTGGGATGAGTTTGAGGATCAGGCAGTGTATGACCTGCCTATCCCTCAAACAATTGTGACGGCGCAAGCGTTCAACGTGGCAGGTAAGCAGGTGTGGTGCTGGACAGGCAGACGCGAGCGCATCCGGGCACTTACGGAAGCGTGGCTCAAGAAGCATGGCGTGCCGTTCGCCCAGTTGCTGATGAAGCCTACTGACAGCCAGAGTCCTGCGGAACTATGGAAGCTGCGGTGGCTCAACGAATCTCCCATCCCAAAGGACCGGGTGATTTGCGCCTACGACGATGACCCGCGAGTGGTAAAGGTCCTGCGCGAGCAGGGTAAAATACTGGTTAACAAGGTAGTGAGGCCAGAATGAAAGATCATGATATGAGGGATATCCCGGATGCCGCCACATACGGGGCGCACTGTCATACAAACTGGAAGCCAAAGAAAGCATGCCGGCGCTGTGGTGTATGGGACACTTTACTGTCCTCAAACAGAAAGAGCTACGAGGACTGCGACAGGATAGTGATCCAATCTAGTATGGCTGCCTACCGGGAAGGGGGCAATCGTGACCCCTTTGCATCCATGCGGCCCGCTGGCTGCGTCACAGGTACGGGTGGCAGTGTCGGGATAGCACAGCAGAACGCGGCTAATAGCTTAGGTAGCAAGGGCGTAGGCGCAAGCGGCATGCCTATCCGGCGCGATGTTCCTGCCCAAGGTAACACACCGTGGAGCGCTCCCGCTGAGAAGCGTCCTGGCCTGGCCCCCGAGACCATCGACCGCGACGCTTACGACGAATTCATGAAGGGGTTGTGATGATTATACTGACGACGTGGGTAAATCCTGGAGGGTCCTACATCTATCCAGGGGTCTGCCACTACACGAACTACACCAACCAGGAACAGTACATAACGATAGAAGTGGATGACACCAATCCACAACTTGACGATCTTCTTGAGGATGACGAGCCATGAGCATGATCTTCTACGCGCACCAGGACTTCATGAGGTCGCT